TATTATCCAAGCAGATGAAAATCTTCCAGAGTGGGTGCAGGCTAAGATTACTAAGGCCATGGACTATTTAGATACAGCACGTGATTATATGAAAGCTAACAAATATGCTGAAGATAATAACGTTGACGAAGCCAAATATCAAGGTCGCGAAGTTCCATTAGGTAAAAAGATGGCCGGCGATGTAAAGAAATCAAAAGTATATGTACGCAAACCTAACGGTAATATTGTTAAAGTAAACTTTGGCGATAAGAAAATGCGTATTAAGAAATCAAATCCAGCACGTAGACGTTCATTCCGTGCTAGACACAACTGTAAAAATCCAGGGCCGCGTTGGAAAGCACGATATTGGTCATGTAGGAGTTGGTAATGAAGTTATTTGAACTGTTTAGTCCTATTGGAGCTCCTAAGGAAGCCGATCAAGATATCGATTGGATAGGTGACTTAAAATTTTATATCGATAATGATGAAAAAATGCTCAGCAATCATTTCTTTCCTGCTGTTAAACGTCATCAAGAATATAAAGGCAACCCAAATGCGTATAAAATTTATATCAAACCTATTGAAAAATGTTTAGATAGTTATTGCGAACAATACGAAATCCAAGATCCAGAAGTAAAATTTCCCAAGGAACAACTTATTGAATTAGCTAAACAAATGGCTAAAGAACAAGAAGGCCATATAGCCAACGGCGACTATGAGAATTAACGAACTATTTGAAGCAGATTCGAAGCATGCGACATTCTGTTTTGGTAGAATGAATCCTCCTACGGTTGGTCATAAACAATTACTAACCACCGTTAAAAGCGTTGGTGGGGATCATTTCATTTTTGTTAGCCAATCACAAGATCCTAAAAAAAATCCTTTAGATTATTCTACCAAAATCAAGTTTATGAAACTTATGTTTCCGGAACATGCTAAAAATATTGTAGAAGATTCAAATCTAAATACGGTTGTAAAAGTTGCTAGTCACGTGTATAATTTAGGTTATAGAAACGTAACCTTTGTAGCAGGTAGCGATAGATTAGATACCATGAAACAGCTACTTACACAATATAATGGAGTAGAAGGTAAAGCACACGGTTTCTATCAGTTTGATTTACTTGATTTTAAGTCAAGTGGTGATCGTGAAGATGGTGCGGAAGGTGTTGCTGGGATTAGTGCAAGTAACGCTCGAGTTGCCGCAGCTAACAATAATTTAGAAGCATTTAAAGAATCAACCGGTGCAGGCCAATATGCAGAACCATTGTTTAAAGCAGTTCGCCAGGGGATGGGCATACAAGAAGGACTAGAAGAAGGATACGGACGTTATTGGTGTTCAACTGATAAGAAATGGAAAACACGTAAAGGTCCTAAACAAAAGAGATCATCATGAAGATAAATGAAATAATCAGCGAAAGTCGAGGACATACCGTTATTGCTAATAAATCAAAAGACGTTGAACGTGCTAAGAAGTTTGCCAGCGGTGAACTTAAAGTTCCTACTCCGCAAGAACGTAAAGCACAATTAGATAAACAAAAAGAACAAGAAAAAAAAATTAAAGAAGGTATGCCTGGATGGGATGGAGAATTTAGTATTGGCAAATACACATACTATACATACGATGAAAGAGAAGAAGACAATCGTAAAACATTCCATGCTGTAAAAAGTGACGATGGCAAGCAGTTTAATGTAGATTGGACTCCGTACGATAAAATGTCTCCACAGGATTTAAAAATCTGGATTAAATTAGGTATGCCTGATCGCAAATCAATTAACAGTGTTGGCCCTTTGCGTCATGAAGATCTAGTAAAATATGCTCAAATGAAAGGTATTGCTAATCTAGATCCAGAATTAGCCAAAGCAAAATAATGGAATTAGACGAACTAAAAAAATTAGCAGGCATTACGGAATTTAAAGGATTACAACCTTATGGTGGTAGTAATATCAGCATTACCGGTAATGAAAAGCAGAAATTAGAAAGGGAGCATAACATTAAACCAGGAACCCCAGAGTGGTTTCAATTATGGTTTAGTTTACCTTATATGACTGGTGAACCGCCAATTGGAGATAAGAAATGAATACAGTAATAGAACAGCCACAATTAGTTAAAATGAATCCAGGTGCTATCGCTAAGATCAAAGAACTGATCGCAGAAGAAAATAATCCTAACTTAAAATTAAGAATGTTTGTTAGTGGTGGTGGATGTAGTGGTATGCAGTATGGCTTTACCTTTGAAGAAGAAGCAAATGAAGATGATTTTGATCTAGAGTTTGAAGGCATACATTTATTGATTGATGCTATGAGTAGTCAATATCTACAAGGTGCAGAAGTAGACTATACAGAGTCATTACAAGGTAGTCAGTTCAATATTAAAAATCCACAAGCACAAACTACATGTGGGTGTGGGAGTTCTTTTAGCGCATGAGAGCCAGTGATTTAGCATTACCGGAAGGAATGGAAATCTATCTAGATATGGATGGGGTTCTTGCAGACTTCTTTCACGAGTATGCTAAGTTAGCAGGTGTTCCGGCAAACAAATATGGTAAACACGATTATCGCAGTATTCCTCCAGCCAAGGCAGATCCTACATTAGATAAAATGGTAGGCACGGATTTCTTTGATAGACTTCCTAAGTTTCCTACAACTGATAAACTAATACAAATTGCTGTTGATGCAGCAGGTGGATATAATATTTGCTCAAGTCCATTACGTGGAGATTATGAAGGATCAGCAAAATATAAACGCAGTTGGATTGCTAGAGAATTAGCGACCCAACCTAAACTAATACACATTACCCCAAATAAAGCCAAGTATGCTAAAAATGCCGATGGTATGCCTAATGTATTGATCGATGATCGTGGCAGTAATATCTCAGCATGGGAGGCAGCAGGCGGTATTGGCATTAAATATCAAGCAGACGAGAGCAGCCTCAAAGTAGTATTAGACGGACTTAAACGTGCCCGTCGTGTTGCTAAAGGTGAAGAGAACCATGAACCGCAGCAATTAGTCAGTAAAGATAGAGGCGGTAGCAGTGCTATTGCCGCGCCTGGAGATAAAAATGAGAGCGTTTGAATTTATCACAGAAGCCAGACGTAAAAAACGTAGACCTCGTTGGGCCGCATATGGTCCAGGCCCGTATGGCGGGTACGGTTATGCTGTGGGCTATAGTGGCGACAGTGGAGCTGGTGGTGATGGCGGTGGTGATGGTGGAGGTGGGGAGAGTATAGAGTATGAAAACTTTGCAGACGGTAAAAAACCAGGTCGCAAAGGACTGGCAAAGCGCAGTGGTGTAAACTGTAAAGCCAGCGTTACAAATCTACGCAAAACTGCTAAAAATTCATCAGGTGAAAAAGCTCGCATGGCGCATTGGTGTGCTAACATGAAGAGCGGTAAAAAGAAATAAATATACTGTCATGAAAATTAAAGATATTTTAGAATCAGCCACAGCAGGTGCTACATCATCGGGCAATATAGCCCCTGTTGTAAGCCCCCATCTTGCTATCGGCAAAGATCTTAAGAATAAGAGCTACACTGGATCTCCAGGTAAAAGCGGTACTAAAGCACCTAAAGTGCCCAAGATAGTACAGGCTAAAAATGCCGACGGAACAGCTAAAAATGCTCTAGATATGAAAAGCACCAATATATTTGGTGGTGGCTCTGCCATTAAAAGATAAATACAATATGACCCGTTAAAACCCAAGGAATAACGAAATGGACTTTAAATCACTAGTACAAAAAATTACAAGCATGGACGATCCTATCAAGACCTTTGCTTCTCCAGAGCTTCCAAAAGCTATTCAACTCAACGAAGATGCACAATTGCGTGTTCTAAGTGGTCGTACAACATACGTTGCTGAAGCTAAAAAAGATAAAGAAGAAAAAGTTAAAGAAGAATTAGAAGTAGGGCAATCTAAAAAAACTGCTTCAGGTGGCACAGTTACTAAAACAACAACTGGTATTATCCACAAAGGTAAAAAATACGGTGGCGAAGAAGAAAAGTCAGACGACAATGAAGACGCACCAAAATCTAAAAAAGCTAAAAAAGAATCTATCGATACAGAAGAGTTTAAAGGCAAATTTGCTAAAATGGTAGAAGCAAAGAAAGAAAAGAAAGACGATAAAAAGAAACCAATGAAAGAAGCTGCTAAACCAGATTTCTTAGACGTTGACAAAGACGGCGACAAGAAAGAGCCAATGAAGAAAGCTGCTAAAGAAAAAGGCGGCGACAAACCAGCTGGTAAGAAAGGCATGAGTGCTAAACAAGAAAAATTCTTTGGTAAAAAGAAAACAGTTAAAGAGTCAATAGATCCAAAATTAACTTTTAAAGACATGGTTAAACTTGTTCAAGAAAGTGGCGGTCAACAACAGATCGACGCAGTGGATCAAGAATTGTTTGCTTGGGCTCAACGTGTTGCTGCTGCTAAATTTACAGAATCAACAAAACAAGAAGTGTATGCTGGTCTAGTTTATGAAAGAATGGGTGGTGTATTTGAAATGTACGACGTTCTTGCAGAAGACCAAAAGTAATATTACCAAAATAACAAAAAGCCAGCAATTTTAATTGACTGGCTTTTTTGTTGACTATATAATAGTGATTATAGGAGAATAGTATGGCAAAAATTTATGGTCCAGAAGAAGCAGCAAAATTACAAAAACTTATCCAAGAAGGCTCAACTGTTTTACATGAACTAGAAGATCTTTCAGAAGGCCTACGTGAAACTGTTAAATCAGTAGCAGAAGAATTACAAATCAAACCTAGCATCATTAATAAGGCAATTAAGATTGCACATAAAGGCGATTGGAAAGCACATGAAGAAGAATGGGAAGAATTAGAAGGTATTCTTGGTATCACTAAAAATACAGGCGAGTAATGGATCAAATAACTAATGTCTTCGTTGACGTATATAAATGGGCTAAAACAGACTATAGGACTTATCCTTTTAGGTTTTTCATTGAGTTTATTGCTTGGTTTATTAGTATTGGGTGTTCTATTACTATGGCAATCACCGTTCCTAACCCTCCTCTTATTATTCTTTATCCTATATGGATTATTGGGTGTGTTATGTACGGCTGGGCTTCTTATAGTCGTGGGTCTTTTGGTATGTTGGCCAATTATCTATTACTTGTCACGATAGATACTTTAGGCCTAATTAGGATGCTAAGTAATTAGTGAGTAAGGTTTGATCAGCCACAAATGATCATTTTGGTATTTGCGAGCCGGAAGTCGCATAAGGAGAATAAATGAGTTACGTAGATGCTTTCTATGATAGAGAGCAAGATATTATCCGTATCGTTGAACGTGGTGAAAATGGTCAACGGCACTACAAAGAATATACCCCAAGGCATATTTTCTATTTTGCAGATCCAAAAGGTAAACATCAAAGTATCAAAGGCGAGCCTCTTACTCGTGTAACCTGCAAAAATATCAAAGAATTAAGAAAAGAACTCGCTATTCATAATAATAAAAAACTTCATGAAAGCGATATCAATCCAATCTATCGTTGTTTAGAAGACAACTATCTAAATGTTGATGCTCCAAAATTAAATATAGCATTCTTCGATATTGAGGTCGACTTTGACCCAGAACGAGGCTACGCTAGTCCAGACGATGCGTTTATGCCAATTACTGCTATCGCCGTTCACCTACAATGGTTAGATACCCTAGTATGTCTTGCACTCCCCCCAAAAACTCTGTCAATGGAAGAAGCAACTAAACAGGTTGCGGAATTTCCTAATACTATGTTGTTTGAGACAGAAGGAGAGATGTTAGATACGTTTCTCAACTTAATTGAAGATGCAGATGTATTAAGTGGCTGGAACAGCGAAGGCTTTGATATTCCCTACACAGTTAATCGTGTCACTAAGGTTCTGTCAAAAGAAGATACTCGACGCTTTTGCTTGTGGAACCAATATCCTAAGAAACGTGAATATGAAAAATATGGTAAGACTTCTGTAACCTACGATTTTATTGGCCGTGTTCATATGGATAGTTTGGAGTTATATCGAAAATACACATATGAAGAAAGACATACATATCGATTAGATGCTATTGCTGAATATGAGTTAGGTAAAACTAAAACACAATATGAAGGTACATTAGATCAATTATACAACAATGACTTTAAAAAATTCATCGAGTATAACAGAAACGATACAATGCTACTCGATGATCTAGATAAAAAACTTAAATTTTTAGACCTTGCTAATACAATTGCTCACGAAAATACAGTTTTACTCCAAACAACTATGGGTGCTGTTGCTGTAACTGAACAGGCTATTATTAATGAAGCACATCGACGTGGAATGATTGTTCCTAATCGACGCAAAATGGAAGAGCATACCGACACCCAAGCAGCAGGTGCGTATGTTGCATATCCAAAGAAAGGTATACATGAATGGATTGGCTCTCTTGATATTAATAGTCTCTATCCTAGTGCTATTCGGGCTTTAAACATGGGTCCAGAGACCATTGTTGGGCAATTACGTCCAGAAGGTACTAAGGCACATCTTGAAGCAGAAATGGCCAAAGGTAAGTCATTTGCAAGTGCATGGGAAGGTATTTTTGGTAGTTTGGAATATACCTCAGTTATGGATCGAGAAGTTGGGCGTGAAATTACCATTGACTGGGAAGGTGGTGGTAGTGACGTATTAAGTGCATCGCAGGTCTATGATCTAATTTTTGAAAATAATCAACCATGGATGATCAGTGCTAACGGTACTATCTTTACCTACGAAACAGAAGGTATTATACCAGGATTGCTCAAACGTTGGTATGCAGAACGTAAAGATATGCAGGCCAAACACAAAGAATGTATCCAGGCAGGCAATAAAATTCAAGAAGAATACTGGGACAAGCGACAGTTGGTCAAGAAAATTCTGTTAAACAGTCTATATGGTGCTATTCTTAACCCTGGTTGTCGATTCTTTGATAACAGAATTGGTCAGTCTACTACCCTTACTGGGCGTCAAGTAGCCAAACACATGGCATCTAAAGTTAATGAAATTATCACAGGTGAGTATAATCACATAGGTAAAGCAGTTATATATGGTGATACAGACTCGTGCTATTTTTCGGCATACTCTACATTACGCAACGACATTGAAAAAGGTAATATACCTTGGTCAAAAGAAAACATAACCGAATTATATGATACCATAGGTGACGAAGTAAATGGAACTTTTGTTAAATTCATGCAAGATGCCTTCCACTGTCCAAAAACCAGAGGTGAAGTTATCAAAGCAGGTCGCGAGATTGTTGCAGGCAAAGGACTGTTCATTACCAAGAAGCGATACGCAGTCCTCTATTACGACAAAGAAGGAAAACGTTTCGATATTGATGGTAAACCAGGCAAGATCAAAGCCATGGGACTCGACTTAAAAAGATCAGATACTCCTGTAGTCATCCAAGATTTCTTAAGTGCTGTCCTTGAAATGGTGTTGACTGGTGCTTCAAAAGAAGAAGTATTAGAATATATCACCGATTTCCGTACAGAATTTAAAACACGTCCAGGTTGGGAGAAAGGTAGTCCCAAACGTGCCAACAACATCACAGAATATGCTGCTAAGGAAAAGAAAGCAGGTAAGACTAACATGCCCGGACACGTTCGTGCTAGTTTGAACTGGAATACTTTAAAGCGTATGATGGATGACAAATATTCTGTAACTATCACTGACGGTGCTAAAGTTATTGTTTGTAAGGTTAAACAAAATGCTATGGGGTACACTTCAGTAGCATATCCAGTAGATGAACTACGCTTACCGCAGTGGTTTAAAGATTTGCCTTTTGACGATGCTGAAATGGAAGCAACAGTCATCGATGAAAAATTGGAAAACCTAATTGGAGTTCTTGAGTGGGATATTAGTCGCACACGGAGTGATAATAATTTTAACAAGTTGTTTGATTTTGAGTAAAATATCGTTGACTTTTACACAAAACCTAAATATAATAGTAGTATATACATGGAGGCAATTCAAATGAAAGACATTTTATCAGATATCGTTAGTCATACACAAAACTTAGGGTTTTTAACTACAGTTAAAGTATCAGGCACAGCAGAAGGCACAATAATCAACTCAATGGCGGATGACCGTTCAGTTATCATGGAAGCAGAGACTGCTAATCCATATGCAGAAATGATTGGCACATTTGGTATGCCACAACTACAGAAATTAAAATATCTGTTAGATGGCAGCGAATATAAAGAAAACGCAAAAATTACTATCACTAATGCAGAACGTAATGGTGAAACAGTACCTGTAGGTATCCATTTTGAAAACAAAGACGGCGACTTTAAAAACGATTATCGTTTCATGTCAACAGAAATCATTAACGAAAAGATGAAAACCGTAAAGTTTCGCGGTGTTAAGTGGGATGTTGAAATTATTCCAAGCATGGCGGCAGTACAACGTTTCAATTTCCAAGCAGGTGCTAACAATGAACACCCAACATTCTTAGCAAAAACAGATGGTGGCAACTTAAAGTTTATTTTTGGCGATGCTTCAACACACGGTGGTGAATTTATTTTTGCACAAAATATTGAAGGTAAATTAGATCGTGGTTGGACTTGGCCAGTACTACCAATTTTAAGCATCTTAAAAATTGCAGATGTGAATAACACTAAAATGTCATTGTCAAATGAAGGCGCTATTCAAATTACATTAGATAGCGGACTAGCAACTTACAAATACATCATTCCAGCACAGGCAGCCTAATATGAAAGCACCAGTCAATTTAACACCACTACAAAAAGACTACGCAGTTTACCTCCCTGCGATTAGTTCTTTTTATAGTACCTATGTCGCTAAACAGCGATTAGAAGAGTTTGTACCAACTGATCGTATTCCAGACGGATTTGATCGTGGTATTGAAGGTATGAACTTTTTAAATCCAGAGCAAGGGTACTTTACTTACAAATACGGTTTGTATTCAGCAGGTCACGCACAACTTGACGTTGTTAAAGCACAAACACAAGAATCAATGATTCAACAACGTGATCGTGGTGCTACAACTATCGTTGGCGATTCTGGTGGATATCAAATTGGTAAAGGTGTTCTTAAATTTGACTGGTTAAATTTTGAAG